CAAAGAACCAAAGATCGATTTGGCTCAAGCCCGGAAACTGGCGCGACGTTGTTTTAGAAAATTTTCTAAAAGGCCTCTCAGCTTCTACGTTAACAAGATCGAAGCGATCTCAGGTTCGACCCACACGTGGACCAACAACAAGAGAGGCAATGGAAAAACCTTGCTTGTCAATGTCCACAAAGACTGGGGCGAGTTTATTCACGACCTGTCTCACTTGATTCAGGTTAAGAATCAATCTCGATACCGCAGGGGCAAAGCTTGGCATTGCGCGGAACACGCGGCTTTGGAATTCAGGATCGCAAAAACGGTCTTGGAGGATTGTCCATGAAAATCCCAACCAATCTGACCCAAGCGTGGCTTGATAAAAAGGGCTACAAACTGGTAGAGATCTATCGCAACGGCTACCGCCTTGCGATTCTCAGATCTGTAGGTAGGAAGTGGGCACACCTAACCGTGGCTGCGAGTGGGGACAACTTCAAAGTTCCCGTTGACCAGCTGATGTACCGGCCCGTTGTTCGCAAGCGTGGACAATGGACCGTGGACTACAACTAACCAAAGGGGCTTCGGCCCCTTTTTTATAAAACGCCCTATATATAGAGTTTTTCCAGCAAAGTATTTTTTTTTTTTTTTTTTTTGAAAAATGGCGGGATTGGGGGGATCGACGGGATTCCCCAGCAAAAACGTGGGTTTCAGAGATCCCGTCAAGATCCCGTCTTCAAGAATGCCGGGACACCAAAACGTGGGCGTTAATTCACGTTAGAAGTTAGAGTTTTTGAGGCAAAGCGAAAAAATATTTTTTTGATTGGCTGGAAAAGTTACTTATATAGGTGATTTTTTATTGCGCTTTGGTTTGGCTATTAGTAGGGTATGCGACGTCTCATATAAACTAAGGGGAATTTTGTGTTTTATTTTTTAGAAAAAGTGGTTGATCGATTCCGTGGCCGTAAGCCGGATAATGTTTATGAGCGTTATTTAGAAAGGCAGCGCGAGTATTACAAACATTTAAACGACGACAGCTGGAAAGAAAAAAATAAAAAGCTTGATTGACTATGCGATATCCCATACTCTGGCTTTAACTATCTAGCGAGGTTACAAAATGAAATTATTGGATACTACCGGCAACGGCAATTCTAAGATCGCCAAAACGCAAGCCCTGACTAATGGCATTCGATTAGCGCAGCTTAGCTTGCATCCTGATAACGAACTTTGCCCCGGGAGCAAAGCAGCCCAGTGTATAGACGATTGTCTTTTGTATTCTGGTTTGGCTGCGGTTTACGATTCCGTTAATGAAGCCCGAGCAAGAAAAGCAGAATTTTTTAAAACTGACGAATCCGGTTTTCTGGAGCAGCTGCGCCGGGAACTGCATAACTTTTTAAAACTATGCTCAAAGCTTGGCTTGACTCCATGGGTTAGGTTAAACGTTCTCTCGGACGTGGCGTTCGAAAAACACGGGATTCCGCAAGAATTCCCGCAGCTTAATTTTTACGACTATACAAAACGAGCAGCTCGGCTTTTAAAAACTCCGGCTAACTATCATTTGATGTTTAGTTATAGCGGCGCGGCTAAGTATCACAACCAAGTTTTAAAAGCTTTTGAAACTGGTGTTCCTATTGCTGCGGTTTTTCGCGGCTTGATGCCGGAAACCTTTTTAGGTCGCGAGGTCGTTGATGGGGATCAATCCGATCTTTTAAATCTTAGCCAGCCCGGGAAGATTATCGGATTGAAAGCAAAAGGCCCGGCTTTGGTTCCAAGCGAAACTAATAAGTTTTTTGTTGTTGATCAGACAAACCGGGAAGTTTTCGAGAATCGATTTTTTAAACAAATCCCCTTGAAAACGGCGGCTTAAACTGTCATATTCGGGTTATGGGATATCCCATACTTTTTAATAATTAGCGAGGTTACAAAATGATAGATCTAGAAAAATGTTTTCAGGCTGTTAAGCGCGGCGTTGAAATTTCAGAAAAGGCAGACAAGAACTATTCGAACTGGGTTTCGCGGCAAACCAAACTGCAGGCGATGATGGATATAAGCGCAGCGCACAAGTCGCAGCCGCTCGACATTGATAGATGGCTGGCGGCGGACGATACCAATTTTATGCATGACTTGATTGGTATTCACAACCATATAAACCGCGAAACCGGAAAGCTTGAAAATGCTTTTTTGCCCCGGTTCGCTAAATAGGGCGCGGTTATGAATTACGATGATTTAACGCAGGCAGATAGAGAAGAGCTTTTCGATCATTTAGACCTAGTCCGGGAGTCCGGCGAAATTAACATGTTCGCCGCCCCGGCTTACTTGCGAGAACATTTTGATGTTTCTCGAAAATGCGCGAACCAAATTTTTTTAGAATGGATAGAAAATTTTAAAGAGTAGCGCAGCCAACCCACTAGCAGCCCGGGCATGTCCCGGGCTTTTTTTTGCTTTTTTTTAAAACTTAGATGTGCGATTATATGCGAGCCGAAAGGCAATTTTTTAAATTTAACTAGCGAGACATTTATGCAAAATATAGATAATGAAAACGGAACTTTAATTTCTCTGATGCAAAAGGTTAAAGACCAGTCTGCCCGGAAAGAAGATTTTATTGCCCCTACGTCCGAGCTGGCGGTTAAAACTGAAGACGGGAACACGTCGATAATTTTGGAAGCTTCGCGAGGCGAACCGACGCGGAAATTGCAGGCTAACAACGTAGCGTTCGGGCAATTGTCCGACACTGTTGATATCGACGTTCGGACGGCCCGCCGGCTGCAGTCCGACTATCCCCGCCATTTTGACGGGTTAGTGAATGACATTTTTCAGCAAGAACCAAAAAACCGAATGTTGAGGACGTTTGATACTTCGCTTCCTTTCGGATCTAGAACCGGCGAACTCCGAGCGATAGTGAGTGAGAAGTTTAAAACTTTCGATAACGAAAACTTATTAGAGGCCGCACTTCCCCAGCTAATGGAAAGCGACGCGAACTGGCAGGTAGTCAGTGGGACCGTAACCGATCAGAGACTTTATCTTCGTTTAAAGTCGGCTAATCAAATAGCTGAACCGGCAGTGGGCGACACCATGGCTAACGGGATCTTATTGTCTAATTCGGAAGTCGGGAAAGGTTCGGTCAATGTCTCCCAGCTGGCTTGGACTTTGTGGTGCTTAAATGGCTGTACCACTGAAAAGACGAGCCGCCATACTCACGTTACCAGCGCGAGAGGTTCGGATATTGAAATGTTGTTAACTAATGAAGCGAAAGACGCGGACAACAAAGCCCTCGAGTTAAAGCTTCGGGACGTGGTGGCGAACTACGCAAGCCCGGAAACCTTTCACGCTCATATTGAGCTAATGAGACAGGCGCACGATGACGTGATCGAGAACGGCCTAGCGAATCCGCAGGCTGTAACCGAAGCCCTCACTGGTGTTTTAAAACTTCGCAAAAAGGACAGCCCAAACCTATTGGCTGGTCTAATGGCGACCATTCAGCAACCCGGATATCAGGGCAAACCAATTTCCCGGGCGACTCTGGTCAACGCTGTAACCGCCGTTGCTGGTTTGGAGGATAGTGGGCAGGCCGTAACGCCGGCGGATGAGGTTGACGACTGGTACAAGGCCGGACGCGCCGTGCTAGATCTAAGCCCGTCGCAATGGTCTACAGTTAAGCTTGCAGCCTGATCGCCCAGCTGCAGCGACTAAGCCCGGTTAATCCCGGGCTTTTTTTTGCCTGCGCTTTGGGGCTATACTTCCCGCATGCGAGAGATCGCATACTTTTTTAATAACTAGTGAGGTTTGCACTTATGTGTGAAAACAAAATCGAAATAGCCGTTCCTAGCGGCTGGGATTATCGGACCGTTGAGTATCGATGCGGCTCTACTTCAATTGATGGTGGCATGATTTTATGCCCAGCTTGCGAGTCGCAGCGCGAACGCCGGCAGGCTATCGCCGACGCGGACAATGCATGGTTAAGATCAGCTGGCTGGGGGGAAATATGAGCGCAGAAAATCACGATTTGATCCACCGGCCTAGCTTCCACACTCAGGCTTTAATCTTTAGTGCCGCGCTTGAGAACGGGACCGAAGACCGCGACCGAGTCGCAGCCCGTCAGGAACTGATCAAGCTCGGTTATCGCTGCGATCTATTGCAACGCCATTGGCATTTTCAGTTAACCGGACGCAATCTTGATATTCAGTATTTTGAAAACGAGATTGAAAACGAAATGGAAAAACAATTTCCTAGTGGTCCGGTGACTGTTCGCTTTGCGCGTTGATCTAATAACCGCCGCAATTAAGCCCGGGCTTTGTCCCGGGTTTTTTTTGGTCTTTTCAAAGTTAAACACGCCGCCCCGCGGCCCTTGCTCCCTAGCCAAAACCTACCGGCCCGTGAACCGTGGCCCGGGGGCTGCGGACCGTGGACCGTGAGAAAATAGGGAAGTCATTTTTTCGGCCAATATGACTTCCATATTTTTTTATTTTTTCCGGGCGGAGGATCAGCGACCGCCGCCGCAGCTGCGCTTATTATGGAGCGGAGATCGCGAGGCCAATTAGCTATGCGATTTATCCCATGTCCTGGCATACGTGATTTCCCGCAAATTCAACCACTTAACCGCGGGCTCTTTTCCATCCGCCGGGACGTTGGGACCCCCGGCCTTGGATTGCGTCAAACGGCCCACGAGCTGCAGCCCATCGCGCCGGATCTCCGACGCCGGGCACGTTTGGCCGGGTCGTGTAAAGGTGCAGGTTTTACGCAAACAATCCCATAAAAAACGATATAGGTTTCACTTTGAAAAAAATGTGCTATATTTGCCTCGAATTTAGGTAATTTTTTGTATAGAAATGGCCGAAAATGCAGTAGTCGAGACCCGTGGTCGCCCGTGCAAGACTGAGAACACGCGACTAACGAAGAAGCAATGGGATTTCGTAAACCTTGTCTGCGTAAAGGAGGGGGAAATGACCCTCCGCGAAATAGCCGCTGAAGCGGGATACGCGGCCAAGTCTGCACACACCAGAGCCTATGAGCTGTTAAATCCCCGTTTGAACCCCCATGTCGTCAAAGCCGTGAGAGAACGGCGTCAGGAGCTGGCCGAAAAATATAATGTTGATTATGGTCGGCACGTAAGG